TTTTCATTTATTATAAAACTTCTTTGCCGCCTTCCAAATTATCCCAATTGTTCTCGCGGCCCTTTCTCCATCATACCTTATACCATCAAACCAATCTTGAATTTCTTCAATAAATAGAGGGTTCCCTAACAATTGTTTAATGTCGTCTTCGGAATAACGTGCAACTGTAAGTGCAAACTTTACCGCTGGTTCGCGGTATCCCGACCAAATTTTGCAAAAAATCTCAAAACAGTCTTGACCCAACGGAGCTTCTTTGAGAATGGTATAAATGTCCTTCTCAAAATTTTCGCTCCCTCCTAACGATTTATAAATTGCATAGGGGTGTTTTGGATCAGATTTTAGCATATTCCACAATCAAAACGTCGTAGCTTTCATCTTTAAAAATCTCCCTGATCATTGTTTCTACAATAACAAAGTTGCCGCCCGCGAGGTTACACCCGATTTTATACGGGAACCCCACCGTTATTTTTGTTGGGTCGGACTTCGCGAGCCTTTCTCGGATAGCCTCCAATCCTGTATAAAAAGCCTCATAATTCAGTTGGCGTTCATTACGGCCCGAATTATACTGCCCATATAAATTGATTATTATTTTTTTATCAGGGGTTCGCGCCCAACTGAACGTTCCCAGTTTATTTTTGTCGCCACTTTTTGTTTTGAGGTCGGCTTCGTAGGCTTCGGGATATTTATTTTTGATTTTTAATGCGATCCCGGCACCAAAAGTATGAAAACAATTACATACGTGAATTAAAACATTTGCTTTACAATTTAACAAATCACCTTTTATATGTTTTATCATAAATTAATTTTATTTGTGTTTTGAATTGGTCGTAAGTTAAATTCATTTTCATTTTGTTGCATATTGTGCAGCACGGGATACAGTTGTCAATTTTATATCCTACTAAATTATCTTTTCTATCTATTCCAACAGTTTTGATTAATGTTCCACAATACTCGCAATTTTGATTCCAAAATGATTGGAATTGTTCGTTTGTTAATTCCCATGATAAATTTCTTTTAATAGCACTTCTTTTATAGGACAACAATCTTCCGTTAAAAGTTGTGGAACGCCAGATTTTATTGGATTTTAAAATTTGAGTTTTATTTTTTCTGTAATCTTCTCTTCTTTTTTTTCTATATTCGGGAATATTTTTCTCTCGTTCCCACCTGCGTTTTGCGTTTCTTGGAGAATAATCTTGTTTACCACAAAGTTTACAGTAACACCTTAATCCGTCTTTCGTTGCTTTGCTTTTATAAAATTCGGTTATACTTTTGCTTTCTTTACATTTTGGGCAAAATTTGGTCATTTATGGTATTTTAACAATATTAAATCAAGAACCCAGCGTTGAAGATATGGACACTCGGGTTTACCTAGTTTTTGGCCCCATGTAAATATTTTCATTTAACAACTTTAAACTTTTCACCAAGATAACTACACGCCAACATTCTACCTGCGATTTCAAACCACACACCTACATATTCCTGTTCGGGGCATTCTCTATCTTCGTCGTAGGGTAGTTCATTATAAGCATCAACTGCTTCTTGAAATTTTTCTTTTGCAAAAAGATTAACAATTTTGAGTTGACGTTCCAGTTATTTGCCTTTAAAACATTTTTTGAGCCTTTTAATATCAGCTTCGGGGTCAACCTCAACGATTTCTGTAAATTTTATTTTCATACTCCAAAAACGTTATCCTGACACTTCTGGCAAATGCCTGAAATTCTGTATTCACGGCGGCTTAGTTCGTCGCGAAATTCGTCAGCATCTTGCTTGCAAAATACGCATTTATCCGCCTTAATTGTTTCGGTGCGACTTACCCCCAATATACTTGTGAGTAAATTTTCAACTTCAAATGATTTTCGTGTTGGTTCAGCCATAGTTAAAATATATGTCAACTTGATTTATTTGTCAAATTGTTTTTATTGTCGGCGGCGGCGGCGTGAATTACCCTCACGTAATTGGCGACTTGATAATACATGACGGCTTTTTGCCTGTAATGGCGCAGGGTAAACTTCGCAATTTTATTAATATCAGACTCTCCGCACATAATGCGGACGGGAATTACCCTTTCGTGGTATTCACTACCCTCAAAAAGCCAGCGACCCTTACTGGGGGTCATTATTGTTAAACCCCCTGTAATTGTTTGAACATAGCGGTCCCAACATAAATGATGACGTTTTTTTATACTTTTTGTAGGGTCGTCGCCCCATCGCGTAGGAACGAGTATCTCATACAATGATTTAATTTCGCCGGAATTCATGATGGCCGCACCAACGTCATTCTAATCATATCCCCGATTTCTTTTTCATTTTTATTCAAAATGTCTGATCGCCAAAACGGATTTTCCGATTTAAATTTTACAAAAAACTCACCCAAATCTTTGTTGACCAATCCGGTTATACCCGAAACAATCTCCCCATTAAATTTAGATTTAATTATATAATCAATTGATTCTTGTTCTTTAAACCCAGCCAATTTCTTAATGAAATCAGATTGTGGGAATGAACGGTTTAGAAAAATTGAAAGCTCATTTATAGGCATTTTGGCCACACAAACTTCTCTTTCTTCAATGTTCGCCGTCTCAAGCCATACCAAAAACGCATTATAATCGGGGCGTTTGCGGTTTCTTGTTCTATTTTCGTGGTTCATTGAGTCAAAAGAAAATGCGGATTTCCTAAAGAAACGAGATTGTGCCAAAAATTCATAAACCTCTACAAAATCGTTGAAGTTGGGAATTACCGTGGGCAATCCCATAAATTCAAGAAAACGGGCTTGTGATTCTGAATCGTCGCATCTTTCCAAATTAATGTCGCCATAAAATCGGGATTCGCTCAACCCATTATAGGTATATTTGAAACCTTCATGGCCAAAATGGAGATTTTTGTCAATACTATTGACAATTCTGCCAAGGATATTGCCGAAAACTCCAAACTGGTAGAAGAAAAACCTCGCCCTCATATCCGCGAAATCTTCACACTTCACGATATCAACCTGAAAGTTTTCAAACTTCGCGCCCCAGCAATCATTGAGAAGAAAGGAGATTACATCGCCATTTTTCTTCATATCTTTAAATTGTCCATCAAATATCACACAATCGGCGTCCTTCATGGAAAGTAAATCCATGTCGCCAAACGATTCTTTATTTTGGACGGTGCGAATATCCCATATGGCTCTATCGCAAGGTCTTCCATAATTTAAAAATGATTGATTAAAAATGAAATCTTGAAGCTCAAAATAATCCTCGCGTGAAAGGCGAATACCTTCCACTCCATATTTTTGTTTGAAAACTGAGCCTCCCATAATTTCCACCAGTATCGCAACTTTTTTCGTAATTGTCAACTTTTATCTGTAATAACCTCTGACATAGTGAATTTATTCGCCGCAATTTTAATTTATGCAAACCAAAACTAAACGGGCGGCGTCGTCGCCCGATACCTCGCCGTATGTTCACAAGAAAAAAGAGAAATTCTCTCTTGATTTAAAAATAAGGGACCTTCCTTGGACTGAAAAACAAAAACAGTTTATTGAGATCGCAATGGACAAGAAAACTCGGATTATGATCGTAAGCGGCCCAGCGGGGTCTTCAAAATCTCTGTTGGCGGTATATTGTGCCCTTCAAAAAATTAATCAGAAAACAACCTCCGAGATTATTTATACTAGGGTTCCAGTTGAAGCCTGTGATTACGGGATTGGATATATTAAAGGGGACCAAGCTGCAAAGATGAGCCCCTATATTGAACCATGTATTGATAAATTGAGGGAACTCCTTATGGCCCAACAAATTACCGCACTTCTTAATGATCAAAGAATTGTAGGAACTCCACTGGGGTTTATGAGAGGTTTAAATCTTACTGGAACTGTAATTTTTGATGAGTGCCAAAACGGTACACTTCAGAATTTTTTGCTTGTTCTTTCAAGAATGGCAAATTTCAGCAATCTATTTGTTCTTGGGGATATGTCCCAGCAGGATACTAAAAAGAGTGGGTTTAAAAAGGTTTTTGATGCCTTTAATAATGATAAGGCCAAAGACCACGGTATTCATACATTTGAATTTGGAAAAGAAGATATCATGAGAAGTAAATCTCTTTCTTATATCATTGAGACATTTGAAGAAATCAATAAGCCGCCAGCCGACCCCGGCGCATGGCGACCCTCTGTAAAGGTTTAATCTAGCGATTCTGAAATCGGACTTAGTTTAATAAATTCTATTTCAATTTCGGGCGGAATTACTTTATAACTTTTTAAAAGGGTATCGGGACACATTTTAACCAATTTATTATATTGGTCATCTGTTGTTTTTACCCACGCACCCCATTTGCGGGCGAACGCCCACTTAAATAGCCCAAGATTTGCTTTCTTGATATATTCGTCTATTCTAATCGGAAGATGGTATTGATTTATTATGCCAATTGCTCTTTTTTCACAATCCAATTCAACCGAGATCACAATATTTGCATATTTTTGCCTTTCTAAAATGTTAATTTTAGCATTAAAGATATCGCTGATATCAAGGGCGGCACTTTCAAACTTTTTCCAACACCCCGCTTCTTCTTCATATTGGTGAAAATGAGCGTACTCGTGCGCCAACGTGCTAATTATTTCGGACTCGCCATGCTTTATTGCAATTTTAATTATTGGGCGATTTCCATCATTATCAAACTCGCCAACAGATTTAAGATCACCGATTCTTTTACTATTTAAGAATATCAATTTACCATCGTAATATTTAAGGTGTGCCGCCACTTCCTCTATAAATCTTACCACAATTTTGTTTGAGATATCAGGGAAATTTTTAATTGGAATTGACATTTGATGTCGTAACTACTTATTACATTGCGGATAAAAATTTGGAAAAATATTAAGAAATGTAGTAATATAAAGTAAATCATTAATTATTAACTGTATGGCGAATTCATTATTTTGTAACAATTGCGGGAAAAAATTGCTTTATGAGGCGGTAAAACCAAGGTGTTGTGGCTATTGCGGGGCAGCTATTGGGTCTATTTCAGTCGCCGCGACTCCGAAACCTACCCTCGCCCCTGCATTTGCAAGACCAGTAATAGCTCAAAAGCCCAAAATGTTCCGAACAGAAAATGAACCGGAATTTCCAGAATTAGACTTTAGCAATATGGATGGGTTAGAATTGGATATTCAGGTTGTTAAACCACAAGGAGAATCTTTAGCGAGTTTAGCCTCGCAACCGCCTGAAAATGGACCCTCTAATTTTAAAACAATTAAAAAGAGTAGCAAGCGACTCAATAAAGTTGTTCCAACCTCTGAAAATGTTCCCGACTTTTTAAAGAGTGCTGGGATTGGGCGACAAGTTTTGCCAGAGCCCCCAATTTCGGAGGCACCAGTTGATTAATTTTCATGGCTAAAGTTACCTATGAAGAGAGCATTCCCCTGATTGCTGAAGAATTAAAAAAACGTAAATCTAAATGGAGGCTAACAAGTTTAGCTTGGATGGATTTTCATGATGTAGAACAAAGAGTTTTACTTCACTTATTTAAAAAATGGGACAAATGGGATCAAGAAAAACCCCTACTGCCTTGGTTAAATACAGTCATTCAAAATCAAATTATTAATATTGTAAGGAATAATTATTCTAATTATGCAAGACCTTGTTTAAAGTGCCCACACAATATGGGGGGAAATCTTTGTGATCTATATGGCAAGCAATCTTCTCAATGCAAAACATCACCAATCCCCGGTCTTATTAGTTATCAAAAATGGGAAAAGAGTAAAAAACACGCATACGACGTAAAGCTTGCGGTGAGTATTAGTGATGAAAGAATTTTTGGCGAGGGTAACGAATTTGATGCTAGGGCGTCTGATTCCTCTTCGTTTGACTTTGAGGGCATGGTTCCCAAAATTCACCTTAGAATTCAAGAAAAACTTACCGTGTTGGAACAGAGAATTTATGATTATCTTTTTATTCAAAATTTGAGTGAGGACGAAACAATAAAGGAAATGGGTTATACAAACGGAACAACTAAGACGGGGTATAAACTTGTTAAAAAAATTAGGGGCCAAATTATTGTAAAAGCCAAAGAATTAATTTCAGAAATGGTATAATTTTATGGATATTGTATTATCTGATGATCAAAAGGACAAAATCCGGTCTTATTTCGGTGGTGGCGAAAAGCCCGAACTAAAACAGATTACTCAGGATATTTTTGGGGACCCGACTTTAACGGGAAAAACAAAAGAGGGGCGGGCTGTCAAACAATTTTGCAAAGATGAAGGTTTAGATTTTTCTGTTCAAACAATTGTATTAAAGGGGCTGTTAGAATTAACAGATGAGCAGAAAAAAATCATAGAATCAAATTATAGGCATATTGTTCCGCTCAAATTAACCCGTCAAGTTTTTGGTGACGACTCTTTATTAAATTTTAGTCAAGAATTTAGAACTCTTGAGGCCTATATTGAAGAATTGGGAAAAAGGTCGTCGCCAACTGGTGAAATTATTGAAATCGGGTATGGTAGGGATGATCTCGCAGAAAAAGATTATGCCGCGCCTCGCACTTTAAAACAGGTTATTGAAAAAGTTAATAAGTATCTTTTATTTAACTATGAAGAATCCAACTTAAAAAAACAACAACTTTTTGAACTTAATCAATTAAAGCAATACCTTAGTATTTTTCGTTTTATCTTTCAAATTAATACTTACAAAAAATCTGCTCACCGAAATTTGTTTGAGGATGCCTTTATCCGATATACTCATGACAAGCCCGATTTAACACAAGAAGATTTGGATCAATACATTACTTTATGTGATCAAGTTGTTCGTATCGCGGATATCGTGCAGAGAATTGAGCAGTTTAGACTTCTTGAATCTACTGAAGGTGTTTCAATAAAATTAACAGAAACTATTGGGTCTTTGGAAACCGAGAGAAACGCTTGTGAAAAAATTAAAGATACCCTTTATAATAATTTAACCACAAAAAGGAATAAACGACTTGAAGAAAAGAACGACGGAAACGAAAGAATCATTAATTTGGTTCAGTTGTGGCGCGACGAAGATTTCCGTGTTAAATATTTAGCACTTGCAGACCTTGAAAAAACTAGAGTTGAAGATGAAGTTGTAAGAATCGGAAATATGTCTGAATTAAAAGCACTTCTAAAGGGTGCCACACTTGAAGAACTTGCGAGAGGATAATATGAAAGAATGGTTAATTTGCAAGGTTTGTAATAAAGAGCATGAGACTTGGGATGCCCTTACTTCTCATATAAAAGCCCATAAAATTGCCCAGAAAAAGTATTTTGAACAACACTGGCCAAAGCACGATATATACTCGGCGCAACCGATTCTTTTTAAATCTTTAGAGCAATATGTATTAGCTGATTTTGCCGATAAAAGAAATTTAAAATCTTGGCTCAAAAAAGTTGGGACGTTTGCGGCGTCCGCTTATCTTTCAAAAAAACTAAAAACGTATTGCTCTATGAAAAAGCATACGTCTGCACCTTCACAATCTATACTTAAATCTATTAATACATTGCCCTCTATAGAAGCGTTTGATAGCACTTCTGGTAAATTTTTTAATGAGTTTTGTGAGTCTATCTCTCTCCCCTGCCGATTTGATTATTCGTTGAAGCCCGTTTTTGAAAAAATTGGGCAGATTGTTGTTGACACCCGCGAAAGAGCCCCTATTAAATTTAATGCCGGGACTAGAATAGTTAATATGAAGTTGGATTATGCGGATTATGCTTTATCGCCAGCGTCCAAGGTTGCGGTTGAAAGAAAAAGCGTCAGCGATTTTTTTGGAACTCTTGGGGCGGCGGGTTATGAAAGATTTACTCGTGAAATTGAACGAGCAAAAATGAATAAGGGGTATATTGTTATTGTGGTTGAGGCATCTTTTAATAATGTTGCTTTCGGAAAATGGCGTTGGGGCCGCGCCAACCCTGAATTTATTCTTCATAGAATGAGAGAACTTTATAAAACATATGATTGTATTCAATTTCTTTTCTGTGATGGTCGCGGTGAAGTTAAAAGACTTATTCCTATAATTTTGGGAATGAAAGATGGCGTCAGAAAAATCGATCTCCAATATAATCTTGATAAAAAATTAATTTAATATGATTTTGCCCGGTAATCAAATTGTTAAACCCGTGACGGACTTGAACGCGGAATTGCGTAAAATGAAAGGGGAAATTGATGAGAATACAGCAAAAATTACTCTTGCAAAATTTCTTAGATATAATTTGGGCTTTAGTTCTCAATTAATGTTGGGTATTGATTTAGTTCCTATACAAGAAATGCATATGAACGCTATGTTTAGAAAAAATAACATTATGTTTGTGTGGTCGAGGGGTAGTGGAAAATCCACGGTTGCTGGTTGGTATGCTATATTTAAGTGTATTTTTGAACCGGGGACCCGAGTTGTTATTGCGTCTGCTAACTTTAGAACAAGTCGTCGTATTTTTGAAGAAATAGAGAAATTATTAGCGACAGAGGGCGCGGCCCTTGCCCGCCAATGTTTTGATAAAAAACCATATAAAAGAAATGATGCCTTTTCGTGGGGCGTGAATGGCGGGCACATTACGGCAATCCCTCTTTCCGAAGATACTCGTGGTATGCGTTGTGACGTTCTTATTTTGGATGAGGTTCTCTTGTTAGCCCCCTCTATGATTAATGAAGTTTTAGCCCCCTTCTTGTCTTCTCCGCGTGACGCGGCGTGGCGGATTAGAGTTCAAAAATTAGAAGAGGGTTTAATTAAAACGGGGGCCTTACACCCCAACAATAAAACTATTTTTGAGAATGCGGCACAGATGATAGCTTTGTCGTCGGCCTCTTATCAATTTCAACACCTTTATAAAATGTATGAGGACTGGTCAAGCTTTGTTGAAAAACCGGAGCTTATTGAAATGAAGGAAACAGATGAAGAAAGGCCAACTTATTTCTTGTCTCAATTAAGTTGGGAGGCTGTTCCCGGCTCTATTCTTAATAGATCATTTATTGAGTCTCAACGGGCCTCGTCTTCGGAAGATTCCTTTAGTCGCGAATTTGAAGCTCAGTTTAAAGATGGTGGGGATGGGTATTTCTCTATGAAAAAGATGAATGCTTGTACAATTGAAGACGGTATGTATCCTCATAGTAAGGTTATCGGGGAAAAAGACAAAAAATATGTTGTTAGTGTTGATGCTAATGCTTCTAAAGCCTTAAATGCCGATTACTTTGCAATGGCTGTTATTGAAATTGATGAACAGACGGGTGAGGGCATTTATGTTCATGGATATCAAAATGTTGGGGGTGATCTTCAAGACCACGTTAAATATCTCTATTATTTAATGAGTCATTTTAATGTTCAATTATTATGTTGTGACTCCGCGAACCTTGATTCTTTTATTGATGCTTGCAACGATAACATTTTATTTAAAAGCAATTTAAATAAAAAAATAACTTATATTACTGAATGGGACTTCAATAAAGAAGGTCAGGATTATCTTACTATGTTGGACTCCGCTAAAAAACAATACAATGTTGATATGGGTTGTATGTGTATTCGGCAAAACTTTAGTTCGGAATGGCTTATGCGATCAAATACCCACCTTCAAAGTTGTATTGACCACAAAAAAATTTGGTTTGCAAGCCGTTCTTCCTGTAACCCTAATTATATTAGCGGTATGTTTCAACTTAAATTACCTCTTGATTTAATTTTTCCGAGGGGTTTAAAAGTTGAATTTGATAATAAAGAAGAAAAAAGAAAGGGTAGTATTCGTGAGTTTATTGAAATTCAAGATGATATTATTGTAGATACTAAGGCTCAATGTGCTAATATTGAGGTTAAAACTACGGCAAGAGGAACGCAAAGTTTTGATTTGCCGAAAGGTCAGTCTAATTCAACGGCTAATAATAAGCCCCGAAAGGATAACTATACCGCACTATTGTTGGCAAATTGGGGTGTAAAGTGCTATTTTGATTTACAAACAACACCAGAAGCGGTTAAAAAATACACAATGTCCCCGATTTTGATTTAATCTGCGACATTTTTCTCGTTTTACTGTAATTTATCATAAGGATACGGACTATTTCTATGGAAAAGGCAAAAGGCAACTCAAAAAAATTTAAAGCATTACCCGAACCAATCGCGGCGTCTTTTGAAGGCTCCACGATTATTTCTAGTAGTTGTGATACAAGTTCCGCCCGCAGTGGTTCCCGTAGAAACGTCGCGGGTAGCATAACTCGCACAAATCGTTTCATCAATATTGAAGAGGGTATCTCCCCCTTCATTTATGGTGCGGGGCGCGGCAAATATTCTTCTAATATTTCAATGAGCGATGCAATTATTTTGTGTCAAAAGGCTTATTGGAACATTCCCATTTTCCGAAATACCATTGATTTGATGACAGAATTCTCTTGTTCTTCTATTTATTTCAAGGGCGGAAATAAGGAATCTCGTGATTTTTTTAATTCGTGGGCTAAGAAAATTAACCTTTGGAGGCTCACCGATATGTTTTTCCGTGAATACTATAGGAGCGGCAACGTTTTCCTATACCGTCTTTACGGAACTTACGACAAAAGCCAAATGAAAAAACTTGAGAATATGAACATTTCAAGTTCTGCTCAAAAAATTCCTTTAAAATACCTTTTATTAAATCCGGCAGATATTGAGGTTGTGGCTGCATCTAACTTTTCTTCGCCTTTTTATGTGAAAATGCTCAACAAGTTTGAGATACAGTCGTTAATTAGCGAGAACGCATCCGAAGAGGACAAACAAATTTTGAATTCTATCCCCGAACTTCAAAAATTAAAGGAAAATAAGGGGCGCGGGGTGACGACTATTTCAATCCAACTTGACCCGGCAAGGTTAGCTCTCCTTTTTTATAAGAAACAAGATTATGAACCCCTCTCTGTTCCTATGGGTTTTCCTGTTTTGGAGGCTATCAACTGGAAAGTTGAATTAACCAAAATAGATATGGCTATTAGCCGAACTGTTTCTCAATGTGTTCTTTTGGTCACTCAAGGTTCCGACGAGCGTGAACCAAGCCCCGAAAATTTAAAGGCAATTAGGTCTATTTTTGAAAATCAGAGCGTTGGAAGAGTTTTAGTTGCCGACTATACGACTAATGCCAAATTTATTATTCCTGAAATTGGAAACATTCTTGACCCTAAAAAATACGAAATTGTTGATAGGGATATCCGATTGGGCCTTAACAATGTATTGTTTGGTGACGAAAAATTCGCAAGCACCTCTGTTAAAATGGATGTCTGGTTTGAACGTTTGCGCCACTCTCGCGAAGAGTTTATGCAATTTTTGAATGCAGAGGTTGAAAATATTGGTAAACTGATGAACTTTAAGGCGGTGCCAACCCCTCGCTGGAAAAATGAAAGCTTGGGAACAGACCCTAATGTTCTTTCTCGTGTTTATACCCGAATGTTAGAATTGGGTGCCCTTAGTCCCCAAGATACCATTGACGCCATTGTTGATAATAGATTACCCGACCCAGATGAATTAGAGGAATCGCAACGTTTACTTTTGGAACAAAAGGAGAAGGGTTATTTTGAACCACTTCTAAACCAAGGTAAAGATGGAGAAGAAACTGGAAGACCTCCCGGTTCTTCTAGCCCTAAAACGGTAAAGACTCCCGCGAAACCCGCTGGGAAAAAAGCTGTTGCATCGGCACAATTTGGAATTACTAAAATTTCGGAAACGGTTAAGGCCAAAATGGAGTTATTGGATAAAATTTATATTAAGTTGAAGTCCAAATATAAAGT